AGTGTAGTTAAAAAATATTTTGAAGATAGTTTTATAAATTGTGATAATGAAATTAAGAATATTTTTGGTATGTATAAAGCTGATTTCGATGGTTTGGATTTAATATTTAATTTTGAACCTTATAAACATATTGTTGATAATGAGAGCGAAGCATCTAAGCTTTTTAAAGCTACTGATACAAACTGTAAAATTATTCTCGAGGAAGATTTTTATCGAGAAGATATAGATTTACAACGTGACTCAATTCAAGTGTCAGGATTTATATTTAATAGATTGTGTTACTTGAAATTAATAAATAAATTAGAAGGATATATGGTACTAAAATCTAGTAATAAGTTAAAGTATAACAGCACTTTAGGGTTAATTTTGTAGTAAGTATATAAAGTCAATATACTAAATTACAATAAAATTGCCAAAAAGCCCTCTCCTTTAGGTGTAGGGATGAAAGGTAAGGTCTTAATATAAAAAAAGTTAGAATAATGCTTGTAATCTAATACCACTACTGATACCCTATATTTAGGAGGTGTTAGTTTTTATGTATAAATCTAACGAAAATATAGTTTATGATTGCAAATATCATATTGTATTTTGCCCTAAGTATCGTAAACCTGTTTTAGTTGGCGAAGTTGAAAAGATGTTAAAAGAAATACTACCATATAAAGCAGATGAACTTGGAGCAGAAATAATAGAAATGGAAACTGATAAAGAACATGTGCACTTATTAATATCTTGTGACCCTCAATATGGAATTCATAAAGTAGTAAAAGGTTTAAAAGGCTTTAGTTCGAGAGTATTAAGAGAGAACTTTCCACATTTAAAGTCTAGTATGCCTAGCATGTGGACTAATAGTTATTTCGTAGGAACTGTTGGCTCTGTAAGTTTAGAAGTAGTTAAACAATACATAGACAATCAACCAATTAGGAGTAAGAAAAAATGATAAAAACTCATAGAGTAAAATTAAACCTAACTAGAACACAATTTGAATTAATAAGGGAAAAACAAATGGAGAGTGCTAATTGTTGGAATCATATAGTTAACTTATCTAAAGAATACTATTTTGAACATAAACAATGGATTAAAAAGAATGATATACAAAAGTCAATCAAAGGTAAGTACAATCTTCATAGTCAAACTATTCAAGCTATATCAGATAAATTTGATGCAAATAGAAAGACTATATCAGAATTAAGAAAAAAAGGTAATACTAAAGCAAAATATCCATACAAGACTAAGAAATTTTATATAATACCTTTTAAAGCTAGTGCTATTAATAGAAATGCTAAAGGCAACTTAAAATTATCAATGTCAAAAGGCAGGTATTTAGAATTAGATTTTAATGTTGAGAATATAAAAACTGCTGAAATAGTATGGCGAAACGGATATTATTTATACTACACTTTTGACAATGAATTAAATGGAGTTGTAGCCAAAGGCACCAATACCGTAGGTGTAGACTTAGGGGAAATACATTCGATAGCTAGTGTAACAAATGAAGGTGTAGGGCTTATTCTATCTAATAGAGAAGGCAGAAGTATTAAACAATTTAGAAATAAGATGTATGCTTATATATCTAAAAGATTAAGTAAATGTAAAAAAGGTAGTAGACAATCAAAGAAGTTATGGAGATTAAAAAATAAGATAAGAAGTAAAACAGATAATCAGTTAATGAATTTATATCATCAAACAACTAGAAAGTTTATAGACTTTTGTGTGGAGCAGAAGGTATGTGAAATAGTTCTTGGGGATATAAAAGGGGTTGAAAAAGATACTAAGAAAAAGAAAAGATTAAACAGAGTTAATAGACAGAAAATATCTCAAATGGAGTATGGTCGAATAAAGGACTATATAAAATATAAAGCAAAAGAGCAAGGTATTGAAGTTAAGTTAGTTAAAGAAAACTACACTTCTCAAACTTGCCCAAAGTGTTCTAAAAAACACAAACCAACTGGTAGAACTTATAGTTGTACTTGTGGTTATAAAACTCATAGAGATATAGTTGGTGCTTGGAATATTTTAAATAAAAAGCATAAATATGGTTTAGTAGATTTTAGAATAAATCATAAGCAACCAATAAATTTAAAAGTATCTACCGTTTGAGCCATGTGTGGGCGAATAACTTTAAGGTAGTAGTGGCGAAGACACCGTCCGAAGTAGCTTGGCTTTGTAACACACCTCTGTTGTACTGTTTAAGTATAAATAAGTGCGTTAGCCACCAAGAATCCCCTTGCTTTAACTATGGGGAGTGTGTCAATTATTAATAGACGTAATATTGTAAAAAAATGATATAGTTTAGAAAGATATGTAGATTAAACGTAGAATTAAAAGATTAACATAGTATGACAATCGTAATCTCGTGTAGTATACTTAAATTGAGGTGAGTATATGACTTGGAATGATTTAAAAAATAATGATATAACATATATAGTTGAATATATTAATAGTAAGTTAAATGATAGTAAGAGTTTGACTAAAGTTGCTATAGAGCTTGGTGTATCTGAAAGTAGTATAAGAAAATATCTCACTAAAAGAGGTTATAAACGTATAAATGATGAGTATGTGTTTATTGGTGACAATAGTATGACAAAAGTAGTAAACAATAGACAACAGAGTAATAATGATAATACATTTAATATGACAATAGAAGATGACAACAATCACAACATAGTAATTGACAACCAATTTAAAAATAATATAATCTCTTTAGCAAAAGACTATGATAAAATACAAAATATATTAAATTGGTTTGAGAATAAAGAAGATACGAATGTAATAGAAGTTGTACAGGATGGTATTAAGATTGATTTAACTTCAAAAGATGCTATAAGGACTACAGTTAGGTTGAATAAAGATGCATGGAATTTATTTGATGAGTTTTGTGAAAAATTCAGAGAGTTTAATAAGTCTGATTTAATGAGTATGGCATTACTTGAATACATAAAGAAGTATGATAAATAAAAATGACAATAAAATCGTAGTTTTAATTTAAATAACCTCATTATTTTGAGGTTATTTTTTTTATTTTCTATTTAAAACGGAGAAGGTAAATGTTATAATATATATATAATTAAAAAAAGGATGTTTGAATTTATGAATTATAATTTAAAAAATGAAAATGTATTATCAGAGCTATTACAAAATGAGGATGAAAAAACAAGGATTGGTATACTCAAAGTTTATAAAGTGTTAATATTTTGGTTTGCTAAAGAAGGAAAGCTTGTTGAGGAAGAAAATGACTATATTGTTGAGATAGTAGGTAATGATAAAGAAGAAATTGTGAGAGATATGAGCCAGAATAAAACATACAATGCCATAATGGCTATAATTTTTAAAATTAATAAGATATTTAAAACTTTAAATTACGATATTCACTTTTCTAAACCAAAAAATTTAGTCGCTGAATTTGATTTATCAAAATATCTAAGACAAGATGAAGTACTTCAGGTATGTAGTAAGCTAACTAATGCACAAGATAAGTTTATAATTTATGCAGCTTTTTGTGGTCTTATTGGTAAAGATGCTGAAGACCTAAGGGGTATAAAAATAAAAGACATAGATTTAGAAAAAAGGTTAATAAAGTTAAAGGATACAGAATTTAAGCTGGACAAGTTCTTATTTGATTTTACAAAAGATACATTAGAACAAAAAGAGTATAAACAATATTTGGAGCAAGACAGCAATGCTGCTGAGTTTTATCTATTTAATTCTAATTCTGAATATTTAATTAAAACTAAACCAGATGCTAGATATGGAAATGGATTAAAAGAGATGGGATACTCAACAATTCGCAAAAGATTACTTATTATTAATGATTATTTAGATAATAAAGTACAGTTGAATTTCACTAATTTAAAAATTTCTGGTATTATGCATCAAATGCATCTAAATGAAAAAAAATATACTCAATCTGGATATTGGACTAATAAAAGCTTGAAAGAGTTTAAGGAGGATAACAATTTAAACTTCAAAATACAAGAAGTTCTATCTATTTATAAGCAAAAATATATTAAGGAGTAACCTTATGAGTAAAGATGTTAAAGAAAACATAAGTAATGAACAAAAAGATTTAAATAAAATAAATTTAATCTATCATATTATATATGACAATGATAGATTTAAAATGATAACAAGAAAATATTTTGAAATTTTTAGATTAAAGGGTATGTCTGCTGAAGAAATAAGTTTAAAATTTGAAGAATTTCTATATTCTCTTATTTCAGATAAGTTTAAAAAGATAAATACAGTAAATGATGTTAAAAAATTAAGAAATCAAGAGAACTCATCATCATTAAAACTTAAGAAGAGATGGTCTGATATGACTTTAGATTCTCTAAGTGAAGATACTAAATCTTCAAGAAAAAAAAGCAGTAAATACCTAAAAAAAGAATTAGAAATTGTTGAAAGTGAATATTTAAAAAATGGAAGAATCATTAGTGCTGGAGTAAAAAATCCAAAAGAATTAAAGGAGCAAAGAAAAGATTTTTTAGATGAGTGGAAGTCAAGCTCTAGTTATAACATATGTGATTACCCATATTTACAAGAGTTAAGTACTAGCAAAATAAATTCCGCATTTATACATGATATACTAATGTGTATAACAGAAGTACTAAAAGATGATTATGATTTTGATATTAATAAAATTGCAATCAAAACTCCACCACATATTTCACCTGGAATTTTTTTACCTTTCACAAAAGGTAAAAGATACTCGCACTTGAATGTTAAAAAAAATGAAAATGAATACATGTCAGACGACTATAGTGCTAAGAATCTTTCAGGTAAACAAATGAATTTTTTCTATAAGTTTTCAATTGGGCAAGATGAAAATATTGAAAATCTTAAACTAGAGCTAATAAATCCTGATACAGAAAAAAGGGCTTTGCCAAAAATATATTTAGATAAACAAGACCTTGAAATTATTAGATTTGTTTATACTTATAGCCACATGAACTCTTTTTCATTTTATTTAGGCGATTTAGTAAAGTACTTAGGACTTTCAGATGGAAAAAAGAACTATATTAATATCAAAAATAGACTCTTAAAATTACCTTATTATACTTTTTATTCGAATCAAACTAATGATAAAGGCGAATTAAAGTATGAGATTAGTTTTAATTTGTTTTCTAGTACAACAATAGTAAATGATGAAAACAATAATAATAGAGAGTTGGTTAAAATCACAAAATCTTTTATTGAAGAAGTCGAAAGAGTTAATACAGATATAATGTATAGAAATGAACTTGAAAAATTACAATTAACACAGTCAATTAATCTAGCTTATTTCTTAGAGGGTAGAAGGTCTTTTCTTATATCTTGTGGTGAGGATATAAAAAATAAAAGTTTTAGATATGACATAGAAGATTTAAAATTTGATGTTCATCTTAATAAAAGTAAAACAGTAAAGCAAAATATGGAGTATTTAGAACTAGGTTTTAATGAGATAAAAGAAAATCAATTTATAATTAAAGACTATAAAAGAGGAAATTCTTATTTTGATGTTTATTTCTATGAAGATTTTGAAAAAAGAAAACGTCTTATAAATAATACTATACTTTCTTTACCTGACTACATGATAGAAAATAAATCTTAAAAATGGCCATATATTCTCCGTACTTAACAAAAAATGTCGAATTTATTTTAAATAAACTTAATAAAAAAAGTAAAATGACCGTATATTCTCCGTACTTAACAAAAAATAGATTTTTCAAAAAAACTAAATGACCGTATATCTTCCGTACTTAACAAAAAATAGACCTTTTTTTAATTATTTCCTTGTCGAAAAATTTTTTTTGTAACATATTTTTTACTTTTCTTAGTAATTTCAAATCTCACGTCTTCTGAAATCACTATGTCTGAGCTAAATGACCGTA